CTAAAGATTCTCTTTTAAGTTCTAATCCTAGATCAGAAAAAAAATCGTTAGATCTTTTATTCCATATTGATTGCTTGTTTATAGCGTTTGCAAGATCTAAAGCACCTATTAAGGTTATTTTCATATTCCATAAGTCCTGTTGTAGTTTATTTCTGTCAAACCAGTGTATGGTCGCCCTGATGCTAATACTGTCTTTGTTTTCTTGAACTTTCTGCATAATATTTTTACGTCTGGATCAAGTTGACTTAAAAATACAACTGGTGCTTGCCCAGTCTCTGGATTACCACTGAAACCCATAGGACTATTCTTTCTTTGAAAAAACCTCGCTGCTTGCATAAGAGTAGCTTGTTTTATAGCAGCAGGAACAGTATCCGATCCTGATTGAACTGGGAAACCAAAGGTTGCTGTTATTTTTAGACCTCTTGGATAATCTGTTGGAAGTACAGTTCCGCTTGTTTCAATAGCCATCACTATTTTATCAAATGGCATGACTGGATCTAATTTATCAGCATTGTGCGGATATAAATAAAAGTCTGTGTTAAGAGTAAGTGTTTTTAAATCAGAGCCATCAGAGTCTAGTGTTTTGACAACTAATCCTGTTGTTGTAGCGATATCGTCTATATAGATAAAATCGCTAAATTCACAATCGTAAACACGATCCTGTGTAGATCCTGTTTTATAAAATACTCTGCCACAAAAATCATCAATAGCTGATGATGCTGCATCTAGTGCAAAGTCTAAATTGTTATCTTGAGCCGAGCCTGACATTCCTAGAAATGTCTTCAACTCGCTCTTGTCCATGTATTGATGGCTCATTTAACTCCTCGTCTAAATCATCCAATAAAGGATCATCAAACCACAAACTTACTTATTGCCTTCAGGTTTGACTGCTTTTGTTTGAGCCTTTGGTTTTGCTTTTTTAGGCTCTAATTTTACGTCAGGCACTGGATCGCCTATACCTGCAATTAATGTTCCTGATTGAAAAGGACATTCATCGCCTTTGGCATATTTTCCTGTATCTTTGTTTTGCCATACTTTATCAGCAGGCTTTTCAATTAATTTCATATTTTCCTTTCCTGTATCAAAACGAGAGCCTACTACTTCAGTGTTCAACACGAAGGTTTGGCTCTCGTTTTTCATAACTATTCTATATCGTTGATTCGTGTAAATGCTTGTGGTTTATACACAGCTAAAGCGTATCTTAAAGATGCTTTGACTGTAAGTATATCTTTAGCAAAGTCGCCATCAGCGTTTGAGTCAGAGATTTGGATTTCCATTCCTCTTCTAAACACGTGGTTGACTGCTGCAGATCCACCGAACTTACCTACTACGACATCAATTGTTGTAGAAACAGCACCACCAATTTGTGATGATTTAACAACTGGAAGTCCCCAAATGGTTGGAGTACCTGCTAATGCAGATGCACCCAACATGAAGTTGTTATTTCCATCTACTTGTGCAACAAGAGCGTTATAGCTTGCTGGTGAGCAGATGATTGCATCTGGAGCGAGTTTTCCGTTGACCTCAACGTCTTTAATTCCGTCGAGTACTGTTCTTAGTTTACCACCTGCAGTTGCAGGAAATGCTCCTGCTGTGTAAGTGATTGTATTGATGCCAGTTTGTTGAGTAAGACCTTTAATATCAGGTGCTACTCCACCACCGATCAAAAATTGTTTTTCGAGTCTTTGCAATACATGATTAGCTAGTCTGCCATCAAAATATGCTTGAGCTCCTGCTTGATCTTCAAGCAACTCTGCTGTAATTGGTAGAGTTGTGATGAATTTTCTTACAGGTGCTGTCACAGCTGTATAGCTGAATGCATCTTCTGGTGCAGCTGCAGCTTCTGCTTTTTCAGCAGCATTATTAGTGCTTGCTTCTTGCAAGAAGTAATAAGTTGTTTGATCTGTATTGATAGAATCAACCATGTCTAAGACTGGATTTGGATCAGGCTCTATCGCAGGAATAACCTGTTGATAGATTGTGTCTCTTGTCCAAACAGATGTAGTTGCAGTTGTTTTTGCTTCAAATGGTATATTTTTTACACCATGATCTACAAAAGACTTATATGCATCTGATTTTAGAAATTGTTGACCTAAAGTCTCAGGCTCAGCTTGTGGCTCTGGAGCATTGTAAATTGGAGTTGATTTTGCAACCTTCTCTTCTTTCATTGACTCAGCGTTTGCACTTTTAACTGACTCTAGTTCTTGAAGCTCAGTGATTGAGTCTCCTAGATCTGCGAGTTCCTGATTCCTTCTTTTGATCTCTTCTTTTTGATCAGAAGTAAGTTCTGCCATATCACCGACTGAATCAAAAATTTCTGCCAACTCGTCAGACTTGACACCTTTTTCTTTGATTAGTTCTTGTAATTTAGTCATTACTTATCTCCTATTTTTCATCAAGTTCTTTTGAACTTCTAAAAATAACTCATTATCTTTAACAGCGTCATATCCATATACCGATTGCAGATCCTCTAGCTTGTTATAAACAGCTATCAAACCTTCAAGATACTTAGACAATACGTCTGTAGATTTTGAGCTTAGTGTTTTCTTTTCAGAGTTCCTCAGAAGTGCTAGATCTTCCATTCTCTCTGTGAATGCTTTGACTCCCTCAAGAGAAGCCACCGCCTGTTCCCCAAGCCTCATACCCTGTTGGGATGATTGATCGTTACTTGCAACGACCTCGCTTGAAACCTTTGGTGCATAAGTTAGTGTTGTATCTTCATCTGACTCATGCTCTTGCCCTGTTGCTCTAGTGTAGTCATCCATATTTGAACACGGCATATATACTGTCTCGCCATCTTTCATGTGTTCATGGTGTCCAGAACAACCTAATTCTTTAGCTCGTGCTTCTGCCTCTTCAATTGTTGTATAGAGATCATCGCCAAGAGCTCTTTTTTCATCATCGACTACCTCTTCAAACTCGGTATCAATTTCATCGTATTCCTCCTCGTCCTCTTCAGGATCATCTAATGATTCTAAACCTGATTTTAGTGCCTGTACAAAAGAGTTCTGTTGAGCACCAACTAGCACTGGGGATACTTCCCACACCTTTACATCTTCTAAAACCCTGACAGGAACTTCCTCGCCTTTGTTATCGATGTGAGTTCCTTCTGCTGATTTAAGTACTTGAAACCCATAACTAAACTGTTGCATATCTCTCATAGCTTTTACAGTTTCATAAGCCTCCTTACCTGCCTCTGTATTTAGAAAGTATCCTTTAAAAACAGCTTTTTGATTATCTGACTCTATTACTCCTCGACCAATAACTTTGCTCCAGTCGTGATTCCAGACTAGTGGGACTTTATTACCAGTGTAACCTGATCGTAAAGCTCCAGCTTTTGTTACGTCGTTATCGGAGTCAACAGTATCAAATAAAGAAAATACTGCCTCTAGATATCTTGTGTCCCCATCCTCTTTTAATTCTATGGGAGTGCTTTTATAAACCAGATCATCTGGTCTCGTTATTTCATTACTCATCAATCACCTCTATGAATGCCTCTGTACATCTACAATTGACAACTAAACCCGCTGGTGCTTTTGGATCTAGCGGTCTATCTAATTTTATACCATTATACAGATAAAAACTATTCAGAGGAACTCTCTGATTGTCTAGTACAAAGTGAGCATCTCTTACTAAGCCATCTCTTTGTGATACCCATTCCTTTTCTAACCTTTTACCTGTAGATTTAGCAGCACGTTGTTGAGCCCAAGAGGATGCTTTACCAACCTCTGTTCTAGCGATAGCCTTAGCTCTTCTAAGTGACTGTCCGCCTAGTTCTTTATTAATAGCTTTTGTTAGCTCTTTAAAGAACTTCTCTCCTGCCTCTGTTCCAGCGACTGGATTTACTATTCCTAGCTTTTCAAACTCTTTTACAGTATTAGCAACTATTGTTGATATTCTTTTCTTTGTAGTGTTATTTAGATCTTTCATAACTGATTTAGCATTCTCTTGAAGGAAAGATGCAGCTTGACCATCTTGGAATAATGATCCTACAGCTGCAGGAACATTACGTTGCCCTCTGTAAAAGCCATCCTCTACTACCTTCTTGAGAGGTCTTGCTGCAGGTAAAAGTAAAGCAACCTCATCAAATACAGTCCTGATTGCCTCTTCCTCATCTATGGATACACCTAGATCAACAGGCTCTGCTGCCTTTGGTCTTTCCTCTTTAGGAAATAGATTATCGTAAGCTCTTACAGAGAAGTCGTCACCTAAGCTATAAAAGAAAGGTAAAAGCTCTCTTTCAAACTCTGTATTATCTATAACAATATCTGTATTTGTTTCTATGGATGCTAGATCCGAACTTGCTTTTACAGCTTTGACTATTGCTCTTCTTTGTCTATTTAATTCTTTAGCATATATATTAGAAAATAGATCCTCCCAACGTTTCCTTAGATCGTCGATGTTTTTCCAATAGATACTCTTTTCCTCTTCTGTTCTATACCACTTAACTGGTGGTAATCCTAAAAGTTTTACTGTTGGATCTTCCCAACCATAAAAGTCGTAGCTAATACTTTTTTGTTGTAGTTTCTCTACTTCTTTCTCTGCCCACTCCATAGCTCTCATTTTATTGTTGTTATCTATGTCGCCACCCCATAAAAGCCAAGCGACCTGTCCAGCTGTTGGTTTTTCACTCTCGCCATTGAGATAATCATCAGCATCAGGACTATCAAGATCAGATTCGTGACGAGCAAACCAAGCAGCCATACGAACTAC